AAGCATTGGAAGAATGTGTTGTTCGTGGTTGGCAAGCATTCAAAGCAGATTGGGTTGTCAAACCAAACCCCGCAGACATTGTGAGGCTCACAGTTCCATCAAAGAATGAGCCTGATGCCGCTTTGGAAAAGATCAAAGCTGATGACCTTAAAGCCGCACCTATTCCGCTAGAAGTTTTAGCAAAGATGGCTCAGTTGAGGAAAAGCGCATGAAAGTGTTGCCAATAAACAACTTTGAAGTTGAGCCTTGGTTGCTTGAAAAACACTATGCCAAGCGGATGCCACAGATAATGTTTGCGTTTGGGCTTTACAAAGATGACATTCTGGTTGGCGTGGTGACCTACGGAATTCCCGCATCACCACCACTTTGCATGGGAATCTGTGGCAAAGAATATTCAGATAAAGTTTTAGAACTAAACCGAGTCTGTTTGTTGGACAACCACAAAAACGAAGCATCATTCCTTGTTGCGAACTCAATTAAGTTATTGCCAAAACCAATGATTGTGGTTTCGTTTGCCGACACAAGCAAAGGTCATGTGGGTTACGTTTATCAAGCCACCAATTTCCTCTATACGGGTTTATCCGCAAATAGAATTGATTGGACAATTAAAGGTCAAGAGCATAAACACGCCAAAACCATTGGCGATGGTTTGACCTTGGCAGAGATAAAAGAGCTTCATGGTGATGATTTTTACTATGTCGAACGATCTAGGAAGCATCGTTACATCATCTTTCACGGGTCAAAGACTGACAAGAAAGTCATGCGGTCAAAGCTGAAATACGAAGTTATGCCGTATCCCAAAGGCGACTCACAGAGAATAACTCTGGAACAACTGTAAAAACCCAACAACTTTTATTTGTATGAACTATTTTGAAGCTATGAGATTGCTAGACAAAGTGAAAGAGGGTGTGCCATATCCGCTTCACCTGATAAACAAAGCACTGGAGTTAACTGGTGACTTGGAGTAGAAGAAACACAGAGAACCCAAGCGATAGAGTAATTCTTGAGCAAGCCGAGGCAAGAGAACTCTATCGTAATTGGGAGTGGTCAAAAAATCGTGATCTTATTCGTGCCAGATTAGAACGAGCCGAGCGAATCTATGGCACTGGCGCAAGGGATCGAATTCGAGAATACATCAACAGAATGAGAGATGGGACACTTTTATGACTTTCATGGTGACTTTTAAGTTGGATGCTGACCCTGTTGGCAAACAAAGAGCAAGATACGCTAGGCGAGGAAACTTTGTCCAGACTTACACCCCTGACAAAACAAGGAACTACGAGGCTTTACTCAAGGATGCCGCAATCGAGGCAATGGGAAGTAGCGAACCCTTGGAAACCCCCGTGAGCCTGTATCTTTACATTCGAGTCCCAATCCCTAAATCCTTTTCAAAGAAAAAGGTGCAAGAGTGTTTAAACGGCTCAGAGCAACCAATGAAGAAACCAGATTCTAGTAATGTTCTCAAGAGCGTAGAAGACGCAATGAATGGAGTTGTTTACATGGATGACTGCCAGATCATCAACCACCATATCACCAGAGTTTACTCAACCTTGTCGGGTGTGGATATTTGCGTAAAAGAGTATCTACCATAGGGTAAATACCTATGGTATTACACAAATAATTAGGTAATATTTAATTTTTAACAGGAGTTACATCATGGAATCAACTTGGGAATTTGACACCACCATTGGTGCGGGTAGCGAAATCGTCACAGTCGTTTATGAGTATTCCTCAGACGAGGATGGCACTTATAACGAGTCTATAAAAGAGGTTTGGTTTGAAAGTCGCAATGTCATTGGGTTGCTAAGTGACGAGTCATTTAAGGAGTTAGAGTGTGAAGCGGCAATGCGGTTTCAGCACCATAAACTCAACTATAAGACCGAGGATGTATGAAGCTAGATGAACTCGAAAAGATGGCGAAGGAGACTGCCGCCTTTGGTGTTCATCCAAGTGGTGAATTCATTTACTCTTTTTACACTGAGCAATTACAAGCCTTTGCCGAACTGGTTGCAAAGCATGAACGCCCTTGGATTGGGCTAACTAGTGATGAACTAACAGATTTGTTTTATAACGAAAACTTAGGTCAACAGAGTGCAGTAGGGCAAGCCATTGCATTATTGAGGGAGAGAAATGAGCGATAACCCACACAAGGCGATACAGTTTCTGATCGACACTAGCCCTCTGTACGCCAAGGCTAAGGCTGACAGGATGTTTTTAGAAGGTTTTATTAAGTCCCGCAAGGCACAACTGCAAAGCCAAGCGGGAACAGAGGTAATTGGTAAACAAGAAACCTTTGCTTATGCTCATGCCGACTACATCGAAATCCTAGAAGGAATCAAGGAAGCCGTGGAAAGGGAAGAGCGTTTTCGTTGGCTTATGACTGCGGCACAAGCAAGAATTGAGGTGTGGCGCACAGAGCAATACTCTGCCCGAATGGAAATGAAGGCCACCACTTGAACAACAAACTGAACGCAAAGGAGAGGCTACACCTTGCGAGGGTCAAGTCTTTGCCGTGTTCAGTCTGTGAAGCATCACCACCTAGCGAAGCCCACCATTACAAACAAGGGCTTCAATACACTTGCATTGCTTTATGTGTAGATTGCCACCGCAACCCAGTGATGGGATGGCATGGTCAACGAAGGGCATGGGCTATAAACAAGATGGAAGAAATAGACGCACTAAACGAAACCATCCGCAGATTGTGCGAGGAAATGCCCACCAAAGGCTCTAAAAGCCCTTTCTAGGCGTTTTTGAGGGCTTGCCCATGCCAACCTACGACAGACAAGAAAAAACCCTCCTGAGAGGGTCTAAGGGTTTAGCGTTTCCCGCCAAGTATTCGCAGAATTAAGGCAATACACGCATAAATCATAGATCGTTTAAACACGCTGTGTGTATGTAGGTGTTCAAAATCTCAGCTTCTGGGTGATACTTTTTAAGTTCTGCCACCGCATCCTCTAAGGATTCTGCGCTTGTTTCGTCATATTCAGCGTGAACACAATCAGGGTATGGATAAAACTCAATGAGATAAGTTCTAAAAGTCATAACGCATCCACCAATTCAAGAGCTTGCGCCTTGCAATCTTCTACTTGGTCAACTGATAAACCCCTAGCTATTTCTTCCGCTAATTCGCTTGCTCGTTGAGCTTTGTGGTCGTCTGGTGCAGTTATCGCCAAAACTAGGCATTTTGTGAGTGCTTGTAATTGTGTCATTTTGTTTTCCAATTCATTCTGATTTAAACATTAACTCGGTTTCGATATATCGACAAAAAATTTGGTGTATTTCGTCCTCTTGTTGACCGCAGAAAAACATACCCGCAGTGTCTCCAGTTTTCACGCCTAAAGCGTCTTGAATGTGTCGGCAAGCCTCATGCAAAGCATTTTCGGCAAGGTTTTGAATGTCTTGTTTGTTCATTTATTCTTCTCCCAAATTTTGTAACCATTTGGCATTCTGACAATGCCATGTTGATGTTTAAAACGCTTGATTGCGTCTTTTTTGTCATATCCGTGTTGAGTCCATGCACGATGAATCCATGATGGGATAAAAAAAAGATAATGTTTCATGCTTTCACCTTAAGTTGTTTAAACGATATGGATCGGGCATAGTCTGACAAATGAAACTCGTGCAATATTTGGTCTGGATTTTGCTCTGACCAATAATAAAACCCTCGTTTGGCTCGTTTCTTATGCGTGAATTGCAAATGGTCGAGATCACAAATACGCTCATCAAATGATCGGGCTTTGAACCCGCTTGGAGGCTTTCTCATGTTGTTGCCACCAATTCTTTTACATCTTGAATAAACTCTTCAGCGTGAACAACTTTATAGTTCTCGCTTCCTGTAAATTCATCGTGCGCTACATCTTCTGCATCACTTTCATTTTCTGCCTCTACTTCCAAAAAGTAAACTTGATGCTCGATTCGTACATATTGAACTTCAAACTTTTTCATGCTGTGGCTACCTCATTCAATGCGTTTAAACACTTCTCAAGATCGTTGGCTTGGCGATTGGTTTTGATAATCTTTCCCTTGAGTTCTTCTTGATAATAAGAATGCTCGTCAAAAAACTCATACCACTCATAGAAGGCTTTTTGCGCTTTGGTCGATGTGCTCTCTAATTGCTCAAGGTCTGGTCGATAAACAACTTTTCCATTGATGTCAAAAAGAACAGTCCGAAAGCCTCTTGCACCATTTCGGCTATCTTTTCCCACCGATTCAGTTATTACAAAAAACAAGCCAAAGCATGAAGGTTGAGCACCAGTAATGCGACTGTTGAAATAACGCAAGGTCGAATCGTCAACATAATGAGTTCGCCCAGATAACATGGCTTGGGCATTGGCTCTGGATGTGTTTAAACACTTTGAATAATATTGCTGTTGGTCAAACGCTTGGCAAATGGTTTGTGCGATTTGGTTGTTCATAATTAACGCCTATAAAAAGGTGCGACATTGCACCGAATAGACCACCCTAAATGGTCTACCCGTTGGAATTTCACTTAACCAATATATCGAAATAAGCCATCAAGCCCACACAGAGGGCAAGCCCTAATCCAATACAAGTCAAGACGTTGAGCAGAGTTTCTTTGAAATTAGACATAGTGTTTAAACGCTTTCAGTGAATTT